GTGATGAATGAACCGAACTCTACGATGCAGCGCTTGATTCGGAAGCTGAACATTCTTGATGCAATTGATGAGCAGAGCGGTTCCGGAAAGCTTGATCTGATTATTCAGCTCCCGTATGTCATCAAGTCACAAGCTCGAAAAGAACAGGCTGAACAGCGCAGACGAGATATCGAACAGCAGCTTTCAGGATCGAAATATGGTATTGCTTATACCGATGGTACTGAGCATATCACGCAGCTCAATCGGGGTGTCGAGAACAATCTGATGAGCCAGATCGAGTATCTGACAAAGATGCTGTATTCCCAGCTTGGTATTACAGAGAGCGTCATGGATGGTACGGCGAATGAAGAAACGATGCTGAACTACCACAATCGGACAGTGGAGCCGATTCTGGCAGCTATCGCCGATGAGATGACTCGAACATTCCTGACAAAGACTGCCAGAACGCAGAAGCAGGTCATCTCCTTCTTCCGTGATCCGTTCAAGCTTGCGCCGGTCTCCCAGATTGCAGAAATTGCTGATAAGTTCACTCGTAACGAGATCATGACAAAGAATGAATTTCGTTCGATTATCGGTATGCGGCCATCTGATGATCCGCGTGCTGATGAACTTCGTAACAGCAACATCAATCAGGCTGATGCAGAGCCAGCATTATTGGAAGGCACCGAAGACGCCGAAGAAACTCAAAATGGT